CGATACAATGGAAGCGGTAAATGCAGCTAAACAAGCACCCAGAACTGCTGGTGTCTTACAAGGACAAGCTCCACAATCCCCTAAAACGGATTCGGATAAGGTCTTTGAAAGCATCATGGGAACTGGTAGTGGAGCAGCTTTACCATAATAATAACAACACATACTAAGAGGTATATAAATGGCAATATCATATAATTCTGGATCTTTAAAGTCCAGCGATATAACAGCTACTACTTCTGATGCTGGTACTGGTGCGGGACAAAGACCCGATAGAAGACGGATTTTTAATTTTGGCGACAGAGTTGCTGAATTAACTCCGGAAGAATCACCATTCTTCGTCTATCTGAATAAAGTCTCTAAAGCACCTACCGATGACCCAGTGTTCCGTTACTTGGAAAACAGAAATAAAATCAGTTTTTCAGATCGTTCTTTTCTGATTAAAGGTGCAGTTGGTACTGTTGCCGCAGGTTCTTCGTATGCATTTACTGTAGATACTGCTGGCGGTGCGGCTGTAGAATATTTAGTCAAGGGAATGGTTTTTGCTGTCGCAACAAAAGACGACACAGACGGATATGGTCAAGCATTGGTAAGAGTAGACGGTGCAATTACGCACAACGCAAGTGATTCAGTTTTTTCAGGAAAGGTGATCGATGTATCAGCTGTTTCTGGAAGTAATAACATTGCAGATGATAATGTAGCACAAATCATTGGTACTTCATTTGAAGAAGGTTCTGGTGCTCCAGACGTTTGGTCAAGTGAATTAGAAGATGGTTTTGGTTACACTCAGATCTTTAAAACAGCTGCTGAAATGACAAACACAGCATACGCTACACGCTATAGGGGTTACCCTGATGAGTGGAGTCGTATCTGGGCACAGAAGCTTCGTGAGCATAAAGTTGACATTGAAAGAGCTATGCTCTTCGGTCAAAAAGCTCGTGTAGGTGGTATTCAGTACACTGAAGGTCTAGTAGGACATATTCTAAAGAATGTTTCTCCAACTTCTGGAGCTTCTAACTTTAGTTACTCATCTGGAAGTGCTTATCATAAAACTGTAGCACAGTCTGAAATGACTTATGACAATTTACTTAGTGACTTAGAAGTCATCTTCGACCCAGCTCGTGGTGGTGCTTCTGACAAGCTAGTTCTTTGTTCATTACCAGTCATTTCTTTCTTTAACAAATTAGGTGCAGATGCTTTCATAAATCAGTCTATGCAGTCCGGTTCTGCAACCGATGTAAATACTGGTGCATCTCTTGCTCGTTATAACATGTCTGAAAGACAAGGTGCTTTTGGTCATAACATAACAGTGATTGATACAATTCATGGAAGATTGAATCTAGTTAAAGAACCTCTATTTAGAGGTCAAGCTTCTGGTTTAATGCTAATGGCTGATATGAGTCAATTAGCTTACAGACCTTTAGTTGGTAACGGTATAAATCGTGATACACAAGTAATGACTAACGTACAGGCGGCTGATGAAGATCTTAGGAAAGATATGATCTTAACTGAAGCAGGTCTAGAAGTTACTCTAGCTGAGTCTCACGCATTATACAACCTAGAAGGAGTATAAGATGAAGAGTGATGTATTAAACTCAAGTAGTGGTAGTTTCTCATTACCAGCTAGCAAAGGTCTAATTAAGATAGAATCTAAATTAGTTTCTTTTACAGCTAGTTCAGCTAATATTGATTCTGGAGCTATGTCGATTCCAGCTAATTCAATTATTACTAAACTAACTGCTGTAGTCCACACTGCTTTAGCTCACGCTACTGCAACTGTAGGTGTTAGTGTAGGAACATCAGCTGGAGGTACACAGTTTACTGGTACTCTTGACGCTGATGGTCTTGAAGCTAGTGGTACATCTGTTGCGGCTGGAATAGGAGCATCTACAGATGATGTTCTTACTGCGGCTTTAGGCGGTACAGCTATATTGGGAGCACTTGCAGCTTCTTATAGGTCTGCTGATACGGATGTTCACTTCAGAACTGTAGCATCAACAGGTGCTTTTACAGCTGGATCTATGTGCTACATTATTGAGTACATAGAGTTAGGAAACAACTAATCCGAATACATAAGGATAACAGTTTATAGTACTGTGGGGAGATTCAAAAAAAGTTTCTCCCCGAAACTATAAAAGGAAAATTTATGAAAAAGAAATGTATACACTGTAACCATCCTAATAATGAAGGATGGTTTTATTGTAAAAAGTGTGGTAAGAAAGCTTCAAAAAGTATATTTACCACTAATATGTATATGATGTCTGCTATGGGTAAAAGAACAGATGTAGAAATGTCTGTGCAAAGCATGGATCAAAATACAAAAGAAATGAGAGAAAGACTCTATGGCAACTAAAAAGAAAGCAGTAAAGAAAAAAACTGTAAAGCCAATTAAAAAGAAAGATCCAGTAATGGAAGCTTTAAGAAAACCAATTAAGATATAATGGCAACATTTGAAGCACAGGTAGAATCATTAGCTTCTATTGCTATAGACAGTAGTGGGACTACTCCAACTCAAGGTGAGCTTACACAATTCTTAACAGATGGTGCTAAGGAAGTATTAAACACACTACCAAGGTCAAAGCAGGAAATGTTTACTACTTCAAATGATTTAAACTCTAGCAGTACAAGTTTTACAGTTTTAGGTTCAGAAATATTTAGCGTAACAAGAGACGATGGAACTATTAATCAACCATGTAGAGTTGTGAATCCGGCTTTACAGGGTAGAATTAGGGATGCGGATGATATGATGGCGGCTACTACAACAGACCCCGCTTACTATGTTACAAATAATATTTTAGTTGTTGTTCCTACACCTACTGACGCTCAAAACGCTCATGTTCAAACATTGAATTACCCTACTGTATCTTTTGGTGATTCAACTATTGGAGCAACAAGCCTTAGTGGTGTTACAGCAACAGCCGCAGACCCTAGTGTGTTTACTAAATCAAGTCATGGATTGTCTACTAATGATGTAGTAAATTTATCTAATTTTACAGAAATGACTGAAATAAATGGAATGACAGGAACTGTTACTAGGTTAGATGCAAACACTTTTGAAATAAACGGAGTATCTGCTGATCCAGCAGAAACAACAGGTGGTAATGTCGTAAAGTTAGGAGGATTTCCTGATGATGGTGAATACCTAGTAGTATTATATGCTACAATAAAAAGTTTAGAAGCATTATATAGTGGGGAAGAAGATATAGAATTGTATATTCCTATTATAAATCAATTTAAGGAAGATTATAAATCTGGTTTGGCACAGCTAGTGAGGTAATATGTCACATTCAATACATACATTAACAGTAAAGCAAATTATTAGTAGGGTTAGACAGGTATTCCCAGAAGCTCCTGAAACATATATTATGTCTTTAATAAATGATGCTATAAACGAAATGGGTGAGTATTCACAAAAGTCTATATCTGCTAAAATAGATATATTAAAAGATCAAACAGCTTATAACATTGGTGATAGTGCTACTGATTCTAGTAGTGAGCTATTAGGCATTAATAAAGTCTATCGTATAGATATATTAGATAGTGAAGGTGATTATATTAAAATACCTAGAGTTTTAGATGGTGAACCACTTATGTTTGACATAAATTCAGAGAGTTCAGGAATTAAAGATCCGGGCGATTAAATTATGGCATTAGCAGCAGAAATAACAACAATAACTTGTAGACCAGATGAAGCTGGAAGTAAGCAAAGTAAATATTTTTTTATAAATGCTATTGAAGTAGACACTACTGTAAATGTGGGGTATAAAGTGGTGGAATATTATGTTTGGTATGATGTTTCTAGCGGTGGATCAGATCCTTCTTTATCTGGAAAGACAGGTATAGAAGTAAATATATCTACAGATGATGCTGCTTCAGCAATTGCGACAGCGGTAAGAAATGCATTACATGCTATAGCTAATTTTACAGCTTCAGTTGATTCTAATACTGTTACAGTAACAAACACAAATAGAGGTAGTGTTACAAATGCTTCTGATTTTAATAGTTTAGATACAATAGCTACTACTACTGAAGGTATAGGTCAACTAACAGGCAATGTAAAGTATCCTGAGAATCAAATTTTATATTACATAAGAGGTGACCATTTAAGTTTAGTAACTACATATTCATCTAGTGCTGAGACTAGAACTTCTAGGAAAGCATATCAAGCAATAGATCATAATATGGTAAATGGAATGCTTATACATTACTATGGTAATCCTAAAAGAGTTACTGCAATTACAGATACGCCAGATGTGGATAATTTATTTCACTCTGCTATTGTAGATTATGTAAAGAAATGTTTATACATGGATAGGGCTGGTTCTACTGGAGATGCTAATAGATCTCAAGTAGCAATGAATATGATGGTGCAACATGAAAGAAAATTTAATAATGCCATAAAGAAGTATGGTACAAGAAAAAGAAGTAAGACAGGTGGAACTAGAGCAGTAGTCCCAGTAGATTTTAAATAACCAATATGCCCATGAGAGTTGCCAAGCTCGGTAAGGCATAAGACAGGAGAAACAAGATGGCAAGCATAAATAAATATACAGTCAACGAGTCCAGTAATG